TGATAATTCATTTATGTCTTTTCTGTTTATTGGAAGAATATATTCAGATATGATTTTTCGATTCTGTAAATTTTCTCGAATACGCTTTCTTGCTGACTGCCCTGCATCATCATTATCTGTTGCAAGGATCAATTTTCTACACGGTAAATCTCGTAACTGTTTAAATTGTAACTCATTTCCCAGTCCATTAAGCGCAACTGCATACTTTCCATATACCCAGCAAGTCAACGCATCCAGCATGGATTCACAAACAATTATCTCTTTAGGATAACCGGACTCAAATTTTATACTCCCGTCCAACTGTTTATACGCACGAGTAACATATGAGGATAATTCTATTTCATACAATCCATAGAGTGGTTTTTCTACTCCTTTAGGATAGCTGAAATATTTAGTTTTGACAGAACGCCTCGCAACAAATAAACAATTCCCGTTAATATCGCGGACAGGAAAAGTGATGCATTGAGTATTACTATCAAAGCCAATATCAAATAACTCAATAACATCATCGGTTAATCCTCTTTTATACATATAAGGGTGTGTATATCTATATTTCTCTAATTCTTCTTCTGTAACATAATTATAATTATCCCCACAAGAAATCCTGTCACCCACGGTGCGTGAATCAAGTAGTCCAACACGCTTAAAATCAAATTCAACATCTTTTCTCTCCTCTATTTGTACAGTTGCAAAGTTCTTTATCAACCACTGCCAACCAAACTTTCCAACAGCATCATCTTGACCAAAGCAATGTGATATTACTTCTGGCAACGTGTGTACTTCGCCACATGCAAAACAGTGAAACATCCCGTCACTCTTGCGAATGCCTGCTGACGGTCTGCGTTCCATACCATTGTTGTGATATGGACAACATATCTGTATATGCTCTGGGCCATTCTTCTGACGCTGTATCAACTGACTTCCGTTTGCACGTAGCTGTGCCACAAGCTCATCAAGAATATCTTGCAACTCAACATTAAATATTACATCATTGATAATCATAATCATGTTTTCTACTCTTTCTATTTTTAGGGTAATCATAATGCAATCTTCCAGGAACAAAGCCCTCTGGACAACCATTTCTACTCCGTATATTTTTAACACCGTTATTGTACCATTTTGTTCCGCTTGTTTTTAATCCATCATTGGAATAATTTCTTTGTATTCCCAACTCTTTTTCTTTCTGATGTTGTTGTTTTACAATATCAGATAATCGTTGTTTAGTCTCAAAACTCTGGTGTTTTCCTAAATTCCCTAAACGTATTTTTTCTTTATGCTCATCTGAAAAAATTTTGCCTTTGTGCGATTCAGACATGCGTTTTTTAGAAATATCACTGACTATTTTATTGTTTTGTTTTTCTCTGTACTCCTTAGTCTGCCACAACAATTTTACAGTATCACTAATTCGCTTTCTGGTAGCTAAAGAGATTTCCTTACCTTTGTTAGACTGACTGATTTTTTTCTTTGTTTCCTCACTATGGTGCTGTCCTAATATTACAGGTACGTCACCTCCAATAGACCTGTTATATCCATATTTCGGATTTGTAGTATCATATTTAGCAATCAATTCAATCTCTAATTTTTTTGCTTCATCTTTTGTAAGATTCTGTTCAATTATAATATGTTCTATTTTATCCCAGCCGTATTTCTTAATTGCCCTGCCAAAAATTTGATTTTTATACAAACACCCATTAGAACCAAATCTTTCATCTAAATCCTTGCTTGTTATACCTATATATCTTTTATTGTTTGGAGTAATATGCATGTATACAGTAAACATTTAATCACCACCCTATCTTAATATTCCATTGATAATTAAATTATACTAAAATACATCTTCTTTGTCAATATACGACTTCTTCACTTTATTTAGTGCTTTATCTCGTTTTTTCGGTTCAACAGCATCATCATATGATGGAATCCAGCGAAATTCGCCTTTATTTATATCCCACTGATAATTCAGCTTACCACCAACCATTCCAAATCGCTGTTTCTTGACTTCAAGCTTCAATATTCCATCTTTCGTCTGTCTTATGGAAATCACTTTAGAAGCGTTCATTGCAATGCCATCACTATCACGAATTGTATCAAGTTCTGGTGTTCCATCATTATCATCTTGCGCTACACCCGATCTATTTGCCTGTACAACGATCAATACTGGCACTTTCATTTCCATTGACAACGACATTAAATCTTCACTGATATTTGTAAGAGTGGTGGTCTTGTTATCTCCTCTCTTAAAACGCTCATCGGTCATGTACGTGATGCCATCAATAGCAACCAAATCAAGCTTATACTGTTTTATCCAATTCTTCAGCTTTGTTACTGTGATTCTTCTTGCAAAGTCATTTGGTGTCGCAACAATGAATTTGTTCTGTTTCTGCTTCAGCTCATCTATGTACTGTGCATACTCATCCTCATCAACATCTGATTTTCCCCACATTAAATCTTTATTTGAAAAGTTTCTATATAAAGTGTCGAACCTATATCCAATATTTGTAGCGCCCATTTCTGGAGAAATATATCCAACATTAAATCCTATCTGCCAAACATGCGTACACATCTTTTCAAGTACCCATGACTTACCCTGATTCGTCCGAGCAAATAAAACAAACAGCTCCTCTTCCCTTTGAATACCATGAATAATATCATCAAGTTCTTCAAAACCACAGGTAAAAAAGAAATTTTTCTGATTATTTTTTCGTTCTATAAACTGATCAAATCTATCTTCTGCGCTCGCTACAATATCAGTACCACCAAGATTATAATTTGGTTGTAAATCGCGAACAGCAGCTATCATATACTCGGCCGCCGCATTCGCATCTGTTTTTAATAATTCGGCGACTTTCTGTACAACTGGTACAGATTTATAATATAAATATTCTTCCCGAATGGTATCGACCAAATATTTATCAGATTCTGCTACCTCAACAAGTTCTATATCGGGGAATTTTGATAAAAATGTGGCTTTATCTGGTACGGAGCCATAATCATTAAAATGACTGGATATAAATTCGAATTCATCTTCATACCCAACAAAATATTCTTTTGTTATATCATTATCCTGTAATATTGATATATTTTTTGTTGTTAAAATTTTACTGATAATTTGAAGCGCTACCATTTCGTTTATCCTTTCCTCGGAATATCACGATCTCTGATGTTTCCCATATTCTACTTGCTAATCTATCCCCGAGACTTTTTTCAAGCCCCTCTTTCGAATTTTGATTACCAGTATAAATATTTGATTTACCATTCATAATCCTATAATCTATAATCATAAGTAAATTGGAAAAATCATATGCGCTCATGTTTCCGCAAGCAATATCATCAAATACTACTAAATCACATTCCATTAAATTTCTTTTATAATTTTCAGAAAGCGGCGCATTAAAATTCTTCATTTGCAATAGTAGCGTTGGTACGTGTACGAACATTCCAGCAACTCTAAATCCATTGCCTGCCCAAATATTATCAAAGTATTTTGTCAGCAGTTTAATAGACCAGCTTGTTTTACCGTTTCCAGTATATTTACTGCCGATATATATTCCTTGACCACTTTGTACATATTCTACTATATTTGATTTAATATCTGCTAATTGACAAAAACTATCATAATCTATTCCGGCGGATAATTCCTCTGGGTACTGCCTATTTATTGGAATACCACTATTATCCATTAGATATTTCATCTCTGAATAACGTATACAGCCAGCGCATTCTTGTTCACATACTTTATTATACCAACAGTTAGAATTTCGTTCGGAGCCCATTTCGTTCCCTTTCCTCATCTAATTTTCGCAATTCTTCCAATTCTTCTTTTGTATATGCTTCTGAAATAACTCCTTCCTCTGCAAATAAAACATCGTTATTTTTCGAATTTAATTTAGCAGATGATATAGGAAAGAAGCTTTTATATCCGCGTTCTAAACTTTGCCGTACAACGGCAAGTCTTTCTGATGCATCAAATTCTCTATCAAGTTTATTTAGCAAGCCTTTCCAACTATTCGGATATAATTGATAACCATCTTTTTGCATTTGTAATAATAACTTCAAATAATCAATGAGTGCGATTCGTAAATTAGTATCTGTTGTATAATCATCGATTAAAGATACACATTTTGTATATAAACTTTCCTTTTTAGATTTAGTATGACCAAATGGAAATTGAGTAGAAGCGCTCTGCGCTACTAATTCTTTAGAATTAGTATCTACTTTTCTATTATTACTATTTACTTTATTATTATTTACCTTAAAATTCTGAATCACTTGTCCTTCAGTTTCTTCATCACTTGTGGTTAAAAAATTTAACAACTGGTGATCATCGAGTTTATAGTAATTTTTTGCCGGCATACCCTGTTTTACGATAGTCAATAACTGAAGATTTTGTAGAATCTTCATGGCTTCTCTTTGCATATAATCTGTAAGACCCGTATTCTCTTCTATATTTTCTCTAGTTGAATAGAACATATCGTCTATCAGCTCGCCAGCTGATTCCCAATAATTATATTCGGCACAAAGTTCTCCCAGTAGTACAGCAGCATTAAGACCTACTCGCTTAATCAAAGCCTTATTTACAATAATATAACCATCTGTACTTAATAATTTTGAAATTGCACCCATATTACCTCCAAATAAAAAAAGCTTGTATAAAAGGAGTGGCGTTCCAATTATACAAGCTTGTTAGCTTGAATTTATAAGGTTTCCCGGCAAGAGTCCGCCACAAACTCAAGCTAACCTGTTTATACCAAATATTGGTACCAAATAATTATACTATACTTTCCTTAAAAAGTAAACAACTAAATTATTTTTTATACATCTTCATGATGTCTTCAATTTGTAAATCAACTTCTCGATTGCAGACTTCCCATAATGTTTTCCTTTCTTCTGCTAATTCAGGTTCTGCTAATCCGGGTTCTATGCTTCTTTCTTCCGTATATTCCACTGTATAAAAAGAATCACCTACTTTAACAGATGCTCTGCTTGAGATTTTGATCGTTGTTGTCATTTCTTTTTCTCCTTTGTAACTTTTAGCGTTACAACTTCTTTGGTTTCCCTTGCTTTACTCATATCCTGAATAATATCCTGTGGGATGTCCCCATTATATAGGGCTTTTTCCAGCGCATCTGTATCAATATAGTATTTTGTTTTGATAATTCCGAGTTGTTCTGCGTCTTTCTGAAATTTAGAAAAGAGTAAATTCAATAACTTATCTTCATTTAAAGATTCTCTATTCTGAATTATAATTTTTGCACTATAACCGCCAGCTGAATAATCAGTTTCTTTAAGCTGTGACATCAGTGTTTTTATTTCCGCATTTTCTTTATCACACAACTTTTTATAACTATCAAGTTCTGATTTATTCAGCGCATACTGTGGAATTAGTAATTCCAATTTGTTCTTTAACTCCTGCATGTTGACCTCCGTGAAAATATTTTTGAATCGATTTTTTCATAATACCACTACGACCCTGTGGTACTTTCAGTTTGAATTCTAACAATTTCCAAATATCTGCTCGTTTCCAGTATCTTGTTTGTCGATTACCTAATTGAACATAATCTGGTAATAATTGTGCGAGTTCGTGATCCGGGTTTTCTTTTTTCCATACATACCAATAATTGATTGTATGTTGTGATCGGCCAATAAGAACACCGACTTCGTCAATAGTTAAAAGTTCATCTTTCATTATAATACCTCCTCAGTTAATCATAAGCAATACCTCCAATTATAGTTTTAATAGGTTAATATCTCAATAACATTATAACACATCAAAGTTAATTTGTAAATATATATTATAATGTTACCCGATAAGATATTCGAGCACCTGTGCCTTATTAGCAGTGATTTTTCCATCAACCATCATATCTGCCATAGCACCCTTTTCCTCTACAAGTTCGTTGATTCTTTCATCAATTGTACCTTTGCAAAGAAGCGTATAAATAGTAATATTTTCTTTTGTACCAACTCTATGGCATCTATCTTCTGCCTGTTCCTTATTTGCTCTGTTCCACGGTTCGTCCATAAAAATTTCAACTGTTCCCGCTGTAAGCGTGAGCCCAGTACCCATAGCACCAATTGTGCCAATAATAACTTTACATCTATCGTTTGTCTGAAATTCTCTAACAGCCGCTTCACGAGCTTCAGCAGAATATTCACCAGTAACTTTCACACAATAGTATTTACCACAGAGACGTTCCATGATGGGTGTTGTCATCTGAGTCCAATTAGAGAAAATAACTACTTTCTTTCCATTTGCAACTGCTTCATCTACAAGCTCTTCCATTCTGTCAAGCTTTGCAGATTCCTGAATATTAGAAGAAAGAATACCCGTGTAACCAGTTGCCTGTCTCATTCTAATAAGTTCAGCAAGAGGATTATTAGCCATTTTAATCTGATCAATATTTGCTTGAATATCAGCTTGAACTTCTTTATAAATCTGTGCCTGTTTTGGGGTCATTTCTACATATTCGTTGATATGAGTTTTTTCAGGAAGATCAAGCACATCTTTTTTCAGTCGTCGCAGCATAATTTCATCTAACTGGGCCTGCAGTTCATCGAGATTTTTATAACCAATTACTTCATACCCACCGTAACCACCCATTACGCAATGATGAGCTTTAAAAGAATAAAACGGGTGTTTTTCATATCCAAGCCATTTAAGAATAATATATAAATCAAGAGGAGTATTCATAAGCGGGGTACCAGTCATCGCAATTCTAACTTCTGACTGAATTTTAAGAATTCCTTTACCCTGCTGGCTCGAAGGATTTTTACACTTATGAATTTCATCAATAGCAACAATACCGATTTCTTTTGAAGCACAATATTTCTGAATTTCTTTTGCCATTTCTTCGTTTCTAAGCGTCTCTACATTAGTAATGATGAAATATGCGGGGATGTCTTTTAAACGCCGAAGATCGTTTAATTTATCGTTAGAAGAACCAATTACTATTCCGTTACGAGATTCTTTCTGACCTAAAATCCAACTATCCTCGTTGCTATGGGTACGAATTTCATTTACCCAGTTCCATTTCAGACCATTTACGCCACAAATAATCAAACAGTGTTTATAACCTTTCTGAAGCTTTTTAGCAACAGCAATATCAATAACCTGTTTTGTTTTTCCAAGCCCCTGTTCATCTCCCAAAAGCCATCTATCATTTTGAAGGCCATAATTAAAACCTTCGATCTGATGCGTAAAGGGCTCCGTCTTAAACGTAAAATCTTTAGGTTTTACGGCTTTGGGTTTGTTCATTATAATATACTCACCAGTGATATTAAAATCGAACTTAGATAGGTTTTGCGTTAAGATTTCAAGGGATTTTACTGGTATTTCCCACTCTTTGGTATCTGAATGCCAGTAGCGATTTGGAAGATTACGAATTGTATCAACAATTTCAGAATTATAAGGGAAAGACACAAAGAGTGCCTTTTCTCCATTAAGTTTATCAGATTCGCGAATAGCAATATTGATCATGTCTTTCTCCTTCAATAGATTTTATAGTTTGGTCCAAAGTACTTTTCACGGTAGGTACTCATTGATGCAACGGCGCCTGCGTTACTACTTCCTTTGATTTCGAAAACATTATAATACATATTTCCGCATTTGTAAATAGGCTTTTTTAAATTTGTTCACAAAATTTTCCGTGTATACACTTGAACATCGCTTTTACTTCTTGTCGTTCGAACTCAGAATCAGTACAATTATACAACATAGTGAGAAACTCAATAATTTCAATACAAACATTTTGAATATCTTCCTTTATTATATCTTGTGACAGCTCTTTTTTCTGGAATCTTCGTTTGTCTTGTACGTATCTATTATAGTATGGAAACATCGTAGGCTGGGCTGAATTAGAATGCGTCTGTAATTTATCACGCACCGTATATAGACACGCGAGTTCTTCTACATTTTTAATAGTAGTCTCTGATGTCTCCAGCTCTGCTATTGCGTTGTTAATCGACTCAATCTGCATAGAAACTCCTTTCATAAAAAGAGGGTGGTTTTTATGCCACCCTCTAAAGTCGTTAGCCTTCCAGCTCTTCAAGACACTGGCGGATTGCCATACGCTCCTTTTCAGTTTGCGCATCTTCAAGCATAGATTCAAGTTTTCCCATCATACGCTCTTTTGCAGTATGTCTGGAATATCCTCTATAGGCATACGAGCCGTTTGAAGATTCGTAGGACCCGCCATCACGACTGGTGAAACGTCCCATGTGGTCGCGCCCTCTGCGTTCACTGTACTGTCCGTCTCCATCGCCGTCTCTGCCACGTCTTGCATTGCTTGCGCCGTCATAAGCATTATAACTTCCGCCATCATTTGAGCCCCCTTCGTATGAACCACGGTAACTTCCGTCATTTGACATACCATGTCCATCATAAGAATCGCCGCGATAAGAACCACCTTGATTTCCAGCCATTGAATTCATTGAACGGTTCTGATTCCACACTGGGCCATCCATATACGGATACCACATCATGCGCCCAGACTGTCCGCCATCCTGAGAATAATTCTGAGAATAACCGCCTCTGCGCATATACTGTTCAGAAGTCTCTTCACTGCCGGATTCTTCCATAGCTTTGATTGTCGCAATGTCCTTAATCACATCTACTGCTTTATAAACGCTTTCAAGCTCGGTCGGAGTTATATCGCCTTTCTTTGCAATTTTCTTCAGCTCTTCTTCAAGAAGCTCTTTTAATTCTTCCATTGCTTTCATGCTTTTCCTCCTTCCTTATGCAATTCTCGTGATTGTTAAATTTGCATTCTGCACTTCGATGATCGGTGCAGGAGTTACAGTTGGGTCGGTTGTTGCAGGAACTGCGTCAACGGAAAGACTGAAACAACAGCATTTCGGAACTTTGATAATTGCTGTGCTTGTCACATTTCCGAATTCTTCAACTGCCGCCGGAGTATAAATAGCTCTGCTTGTAAGTCTTGGCTCACCATTTACTGCGAGTGCAACAGCAATTGGAGTTACGGTTCCGCCTTCTGGAATTGCAATATTTCCATTAAACGTCACTTGATACTGTGCAAAACAGTTACAAGAATTCGTATTAGAGGAAGCGCCTTTGAGAATAAAATTCCCGGTATTGTTCTCATGATAAATGTTTCCACGAGAACAGGGAATAGATGTATCAAACAGGATGGGCGCATTCAGCGCCACCTCCTGAATTGGATTATACAAGAATTCACAAGCCATAGCGCACCTCCTTATTAGAAGTTACCGCCGCAACCGCACCCACAGCCGTTGTTCTGACAAGTGAAAATCGGAGTACGACCATAGACAGGCGTTGTCGGAACTGGACAACTATTCAGTCTGTTGTACAGAGCATCCACTTCATTTGCGAAACCGTTCTGAATAAGTGCATTCTGTGCTGTCTGAGAAGCCGCAAGGTTCGCCATATTAAGCTGAGTCTGAAGTTCGGAGATTCTGTCATTCTTCGCTTCAACCTGAGCCTTAACGCCATCCAGTTCAAGCTGGCAAAGCTTGTCAAGGACTGCCTGAGTACCGCGAGTTTGTGAGTCAATAATGTCGCGAGTGTTCTGATAAGCCGCCGTACGATCTGCACAATTCTCTGTGGCAATCGTGTATTTAAGGTCAGCCGTACCAAGACGATTCTCACAGCAACAATCAGCAAGCTGGGACTGGACGCCGTTGAAGCCCTGAGACATTGCAGTTTGCTGATTAAATGCAGTCTGCATGTTTGCCATCTGACGAGCGTTTGCGCCCTGCTCAACTCCTGCAAAGCCGTTGGCAAGCGCCATCTGTACATCTCCACAGCAGTTGCAAAGCTGAGTAGACAGATTGCTGACACCATCACGAATAGAAGTAATGTTGTCGTTGAGCATCTGGTCACGGAATCCAGAATTGGTGTTGGTGTTAATGTTCTGCTGACCGGTAAGAAGCCAAGGGAAGTCATAACCCATCATTGCATTACCATAACCACCGCCGAAGCCGTTACCCCAGCCACCGCCTGCAAGCAGAAGCAGAAGAATAATCCAGCCCCAGTCACCGCCCCAGCCCATGCCGGAGCCACCACCGTAACCACCACCTGCGTATGCAGGAGCTACTGGCATGTAGAATCCACTTCCACCGCCTTGTTCTGTTAAAGCCATGTTATTTACCTCCTATAAATTTTTTAGGTTAGGAACTGCACCACATGGAATGTGCAATCCGTATGATAAAGCCTGTGCACCGACTTTATTTCATATTAAATAACTGTTGAATCTGCGGATTATTACGCATCTGCATCACTTGATTTACTTGTGATTGCGTAATCTGTCCAGAATTCAATAAGTGCTGAATAATCTGTTGTGGGTCATTCATGTTCTGTGGAATGTTAAATTTACGAGACAACATCTGCATCGGATTCTGTCGTAACTGTTGATACATCTGCATAAGATTCATCATATTATTCATCTTCCTTTACCGTCTCTTTCTTTTTTGTTTTCGTAATGCTGAATTCTGCATTTTTCAGTGCATTTACTTCTGCCCACAGTTTTTCTATCTCTTGCTGGATTTTCTGCTGTGCAACATTTTCTGCCGCTTCTTGTGCGACAGCATCAGAAACCGCCACGTCTTCCTTTACCAGTCTATACTTATCGAATGTTGGAGTATCGAGCTGAGAAAATCCCATTGTCTTTGTATATACATACGGTGCTGTCTCATCTTTGAAAGTTACGCTGTTGCCCGGAGCCACTGGATAGTTTCTTGCTTCGGCTTCACCTCGAACTGATATAAAACCGCCGTTCTGAATCTGTGGTGTCTGCTGTTGCTGTGGCATCTGTTGTTGCATTTGCATTGGATTTGGATATTGCTGATAATTCATATATGGATTAGTGTAAGTCGGGTAGTAATTGTACGCCATTGGTATCTGCCTCCTTTTTGAAATAATAGATTGGTATTTCATTTCCGCTGTCCCAAGTATCGTAGTAATCGCCGTTTTCTACAGCTACAACGTGTGTCCCTGTTGCAAGCATGTATTTTCCATCTGGGTGGTCTTCGCAAAAATCTGCAACTGTATAACATTCTGGACAAGTGTTTGGAATCATATTTCTGGAATAATCGTGCTCCAATAAATACTGTCCCCACACATGATTTGCTGATGGCATATCATGCATTTTAAAGCCCTGTAAAACAATTGCCATGTATGCATCTTCCCATTCTTTATTTGTCAGTTTTCCTATTGCTCTGATAACACAATCTCCGACCAGTTTGTTCTGCGGGTTTGGATTGTAATATACAAATGCCATCTTGTCCTCCTTTCTGAACAGCATAAAAGGCCCGTAAAGAAGAACATTTATCAGCTTCCATGATTTTGAGTAGCTTGATCGTAATATCTTCCATATGAGCCTCCTTTCTGATGATTAGAGTATAACAAAAAAGGAACCGTACTAACTGTACGATTCCTTTACGTTTTTTATACGATTTTTAATTTATATGACGCGCAACATCTTTGATTTGACTTTCCGCGCCAATTTAGATACTTTGGCTTCTGATACATTCATGGAAAGTGCTATTTGTATATTTGATTTGTCTCGTGCCCGAAGATTGAAGTATTCGAGTTCTTCATCAGTAAAATTACACTGTTCTCTAAACATATTCAATTCGGGCACAGTAAAATCACATATCTTCATTTATTTAAGAAATGAATCATCCTTTAAGTGTTGATCGTAAGCGTTTCTGATAAAGCTGATTGCCGCAACAGCTTTCGAATTCTTATATGTCGGCTCATCTTTACAGTATTTTTCGTACTCATCAATATCCAGTAAAACTTGGTCGTATGATTCCTTACTGCGGTTTAGAACCTCGTGTCGAATTTCATCTGAAAACTGTAAAATTCTAATTCGTGCGTTTGTGGCGTTTTGAGCATCCATCTTCTTTTCGATTCTTATAAGATGATTTTCGAATCCATCAACTTTATCTTCAAGAGCTTTATATTTTCCTTTTTTAGCGTCATGGCGATTTATCAGAAATATTGCAAGCGTAACCACACCGCCACCGCCAACTGCACCAGCTATTATTTTTAAAATATCTTGTAGCACTCCCATATACACTCCTCTACTTATACTGCAATACTCCCTGTGTAATCAACCCACGGCACTTGTCCACTTGCTGTAAATTTTGTCGGAGAATTTGCGTCAATAAATCTGTACTCACGACAATCAACAAACTCTGCCGCAAAGTCAATACAAAGACCGTTTCCCACATCCAGACCGACATGGCCTTGCTTCCACAGCACACTTCCCCACACGCCATCAGCAAGAGAAGTTGTCTTTGTAAAGCTATTCTTCAGCATCGTAGAATTATAGTCCTTCAGCACTTTCAGACTGTAAATCGATCCTTCCGATTGCGTAACCGCACACACAAAAGACGAACAGTCATAGCAGATTTTGCCGATAATGTGATAAATAAGCTGATTCCTCGTATGTCCTGTGTTAATTACATACTGCTGAAAGTGTGACGGATATGCCGCCCACAAGCTGTCTACAAGCCGTTTTGCTTCAGCAAGTGTGTTCGGCTTTTCTCCATTTGCGCCGTACAGATATGCAAACTTATCACGATTCAGATAAATCAATCTTGCGTCTCTGACTGCATGTGCCCATGTTTTCATAATACATACTCCTTTCTTATGATGCGCTCACCCATTCATAACTCGCCTTGCCCGATGTGACCGTGACTCTGAGAACATACGATCCTGCCGTCTCAGGAAGATCGGGAAGTTCATCAATCTTTCCAACCAGATCCTCCGGATATTCCGTCACATGCCCGACAGGCACGATTCCTGTTGTGACAAACTGCTCCGTTCCGTCCTTGTCAACTACCTGCACCTCGGTGTACGGCTCGGCGGTTTCGGTGGTAGGGGTGGCGAGTTCGTAGACGAGGTAGACGCCGGACATTGCGGTTTTGAAGGCTGTTGCGTCTGTGTATGTACTGTTTTTTACCTTAATAGCCGTGCCACTATCTGTCCAGATGGTTTTGTCTGGATGCGTTCCCATCGTTCTATCTGGACTGACCCCACCATAAACATATATCGGTGAAATCATATTGCAATCGCCCGATTTTCTGTTAGATACGCTTGCGACAAAATAGTTTCTGTCACTTGTGGTTATATATGTCCATGTCAGCGTCCCCAAATCAACCATTCCGTACTTCCTCGTCACCGTGCCGTCTGGTGCGTACTCGTCACCGTCATAGTATAGCGAATTGTTCGCGTCCAGTTTCGGAATGCCACGAAGCGTCAGCGAAGAATCGAGCGGATAGATATGTTTGACATACGGCTCGTATTCACCATTCCGCTGTGGGTCGGGGAAGTTGATGCAGATGTCGTGATTGTAATCGCCAATATACGTACCGGTATAGAAACGCATACCGTAAGCATTATCAGGCGTAGTAAATGTGTGATTCGCGGAAACAGAAAAAGAATTTCCAGATCGAGCATCTGAGCCAGTGTCAGATACGTCCGGGGTCGGAATAACATTTCCGTTTGCGTCATACAGAATCGTCCAGTTATACACAGGAGATTTCCAATAGTACGTAGTGTTTGGTAATATTTTTATAATATTCTTCGAACGGAGTTGATTACTGGCAGATCTGTTGACACCAGTAGTCGTATTAAATGTTCCAACTTCCCACTCTTCATCCCACAGATTAAATCCCACCGTCTCCTTCGCGCTCACGCCTTCCACGCTCCGCATCGTACCGGGGTCATAGTCGTAGTAGTCCTCGGTGAAGAATCCCCACTCACGAAGCTTGGCAATGCCGCTTCCTGCTGTTGCCTGTTCCAATGAGTAGATATAGTCGGCGATGATTGTGCCGAACATGGCGGTGAGGTCGAAGAGCATCGGCTTCACTGTGAAATTACATTCCGTACCATTATTAATACGTACAGATATTTGAACTGAGGTTGCAGTCAGCGTATAAATTGTTGTTGTGTCTTTATCGCCATTAGAATACATAAGTTTTGCGCCAGTTGGCAGAGTTACCTTTCCTAAGTCGATTAAAACACGATGGCCAATAACCATATTCGGTATCGAACGTGCAATATAATTATCTGTTTTTGTTGCTGTACCAGTGTATGTCAATTCTTTCTTATCTTCAGACGCTGTTCTTATAATGCCCTGTACTTCAGCGGTACTTACCATTTTAGCATTTACAAGCTGATTCCACACAACACTGCCGCCGACAATCTTCTTCATCAATGCTCTTGTGGCATTCGCCTTGCCAAGAGCCGTCTGGCGATAGAGATAAGGTGTCTGGTCAACAACTCGGTTGGACGACAGAAGCTGTTCCGCAAGCCCGGCGGTGAGAGAAGGATAGGTGCCGTTGACATTCGCTTTATTGTCTAAAGTCTCTTGCAGATTCTCGAACGAGTCAATATATCCCTGAGCTTCTTCAATGTCGTCCTGCAAGTCTGCTACGAGATTGTTCGCTGTATTCACTGCTTGATTAGCTGTCTCTACGGCTTGTTCTGCTTTTTCTGATGCTGTCTCTATTGCTTCTAAGTCTACTACTTTACCACGTATAGGAAAGGAATCGTATGTAATAATATCAACCATTTGTGTTCTCCTTTTCCGCAAGCCTAAATAACATTACTACAAGAATAAGTGGAAGTATTAAAAGTATTGCTTCTGTTGCCATGCCTTTGATACACAAGTATGTATATACTCCCAAACTTAGAATGCAGATGATGATTAGTGCTTTATTCATACATCTTTTGCCCCCTCGTATTGCGGTAATGTTTTTAAGAGTTCATAGCCTTTTGCTATTGAAATTTCACCTTCCACCTCGTTAAAAGGATATGCCTCATATGTATTAACATTTGCGTCTCTGTGCTCTTCATCAGCATAGTGCAAGACATAAACAACAACGTATTTGTGATCCTTCGAAATAAGACCAACTCTGTGATACGTATCAACATATCCTAACGAATTGGTTATTGGTATTCGTAATGCCATATGCTACCCCCTAAAGTTACTGATAAAATGAGTTAGAAAGATCAGGTGTTTCTATAGCCATCCATATAATTTTTGTTCGCATAGATGTAGAACCAGATGGAACGCTAATCCTAAAACTAAACGATACCTGATTAACACCAGTTACGACTAAAGTGCCTCCGTTTGACGATCTGGCAATAATGCACGGCGCATACTGATAATATGATCCAGATGTTATGTTGCTTCGATAATATACAGTACCGGTTACGTAATAATTAGGGCCTGTAACGTCATAATAACCGGTAATTCCACAATCGATTGCACTTAGCCACCTTCCACGAAGTAACCCAAATCTATAAAAATATCCAGTACCACCATATGAAATGTAAGCAACTTCTGTTCCCGCCTGTTTTGCAGAAAATGCGTGGGCTGATCCTTGTGCATTATCGAGTGCATTTAACGATACACTGTAATTATAAACACTTGTTTTATTGAGACTGGAATCTGTGATATTCCATCCACCAATGTTGCCTGATTTTGCACCCATGTTTCCATTCTCATCAACCCTAAATGTTCCATTTCCGTTGTTGATCTCTCGCCCTGAGAGTATTCCAGCCATAATCATCGAAGCATTGATATATACCTGTCCGTTTTGTATATATACACCTTGATTTGCTTGATTATTCGTCAGCTTGTTAAATACTGCCATCTGATCTAATTGTTGGTCATAAGCTACTACGGCTGAATTATCAGTGTACTGTAACCAAGAACTTCCCGACCACCTGTATAATTTGTTGTTATCATCTGTGTCTATCCATAAATCGCCTTCATCAAGAGTGCCTTGTGGATCGTCAACTGGTGCATTTGCTTGCGCATACGTCATTATTTTGCCATCTGCTGTGGATTGTGCCGTAGCCGCATTAGCTATAGCAATCTGTATTCCTGCGTCTTGCACACTTACCCAATCAGTGCCATCATAACGATATAATTTATTGCCTTCTCCCTGAGCTGTGTTTATCCACAAATCTCCAGAATGGATTCCAGACGTTGGAGCAGTGTTCTGATAATACGTTGCAGTTTTTGTATTGATTGCATTCTGTGTAGCAGTCTTGTCTGGAGTATAAGTGCTTGTAATAAAATTCACTAAAGCAGACGAATCATTTACAGCAATCCATTCTGACCTTTGTTTATTCCATCGATACAGTTTGTTGTTGTCGTTTGTATCAATCCACAAGTCTCCATCATCAGTAGCAGTAGGTGGATTTGCAACAGCGAACGTGACAATTTTCTGGTCGGCTATTGCTTGCGCCGCTCCTGCTCTTTGAAGAGCTTCCGCTATTTGTGCATCTTGTACTCCTACCCACGTACCATTCTGGTATCTGTATAATACATTATTAGATGCAGAGTTGATCCATAAGTCGCCATCGTGAGCGTTAGTTGGAGCGGTATCTTGATAATATGTTGTTGTCTTGGTATAACCAGTTGCGTCTGACCAGTGTGTGCTAACGTAGGAACCACCTGTTTGAGCATGAATACAATAGCGGAAATCTCTGCCGTCTACCCATAAATCGCCAACATCATATGGTGGGGTCGGCTGTGATGTAAACACTCTCTTTTTTGTTCCTGCTAAAGCATAAGCCTCTTGTGCTTGCTGAATAGCAGACGCAACAGCAGAATCTTCTACGAGTGACCACTTATATTCATTGTTCGTAAAGACAAATCTGTAAGTCTCTCCACCGTGATCTGGATTATCTACAACGTAAAATAAGTCGCCAAGATGATTGTCTTTATCAGTCGTTGTAGTCCATCCAGAAGCAGGCGGATTATTCAGTGTAGGAATATAGCTTTCAAAGTACGTTTCAATCTGTCCATCAATTTGTGATTGCAAGTCAGCAATATCAGTAGCATATTGTCCGCCAATGAAAGTCTGTAAAGCGTTAGAAGCTGTTTGTTCAGCCGCTGACTGTGCGTTGGCAATATCTGTCGCTGTTTGAGTTATGAATTGAGCGTATGTACCATTCTTGAACGCGTTTAATTCTTCATCAGAATACAATTTTGCTTCATCGACTGCCCCACTCAACTGTGATTCATTGACAGATATTAAAGCATTGTACTCAGTGTATCGTGCATCATATGCTCTTTTTTGATTTCCTGTTGCTTCATACGTTGCTTTCAATCCGCCATTAAATACAATAGTACGATTCATCAGCGGATACTGATATGCCTCACCATACTGTTGCAGTAAAAGCGTTCTGTCTACATCAGCGTAAACATTAGCGAAAATATCTGACAACGCTACATAGTCAAGCGCAATCTTCTCAAAGTCGATTCTGTCGCCTATATCAACAGACGGATCGGCTTCGAACACTGCCATAGCAATCGGTACATAAGTCGGAATAGCTTTATATTGTGCTAAATCCTGCGCTGTAATCGTGTTGATAAACGGGTTTCCTGTAATTGGATATGGATTATTCGATGAATCGCCGTAAGTTACAGAAGAACCGTTTTGCGCCTTTAGAAGTACAGAATCAACTGCTTGCGTAACATATTCAGATACAATATATCCATCTGTCATTACGTCTGATGCTGTAAGACTTTCCACATCGTTTGATAACCAAACAAGTTCCAGTTGCCCTGTTCGATTCATGTGTGCCACTCTGTACGCTTTTCCTGCTATCCACGAAAGAATCTGTCTACAATTAAAAGACGAATTCGAGAATAGTGAAGACGACATGCTCAGATTAGAATTCGGGAACGTGGAAGTAACATACGATACTCCACAGTATTCACACAAATCTTCAAACAGTTCGCCGAGCGTAATCGGATAAGTGATAGTGGATACAAAATCTGAAGCGTCTCTATCAAACTTTGTCATATCATCATGCGCATCCGATATTTGGACAACAGCGCCTACTGTAGAGCGTGGCCTTTCTATGTTATATTCGCCCATTGGGACGTATTCATACGTGTACTTCGTACCGTCTGTCCATACAGTAGCCGTAGAATCGTTAAAAACAGCGCTTGTAGGCGTTAAAAGCTTATCTGCCATAAATGTTGTAGGCACATATTTCGATACCGCAGAAGTGCTATTTACGACCTTTACAGCGCCATCAGGGCCAACCGCATATACAATGGTCCCATCTGATACTAACGATACATATCTACCGTCATCGATCTTTGTACTGCCTTTGTATAATCCATCCTCCGTAGCGTTATAACTGACATTGCCAATCTCAATATGGGCGAGGTTACCGCCCATCGAATAATTAACAGATGCCGTCATTGTCCCGAAATACACTTTTGCTCTGCCGAAAGAGTATCCTACAAGCTTACCATTGGATATAATCGAGAACGACAAACTATCTGACGGACAGTCGCCGAAAGTCAAGTCTTCGCTTGTATTGAAATACTGTTGTACCGTTACATCACCAGTAAAATCCTCACTTGCGAAAAATGCATCATCAAAGAGAATGATACAGCTTTTTGGCTTTGTTGCATCTTTAATTGATGTTTTGAAATTGTTTGATACTGAATAAGCCATATCGTCTCCTTAGTATTCAATGAATGCCACTCGTGTTGGCAAATATTTAATCACTTTATTGCCGTAGTCAATTGTATTGATGTTGTACTGAGGATCAGGCATATAAAAATGTCCTGTCACATAATCATCAGTTTCTTGATTGTAATATCTCAGTGTAAAGTCTCTCTCTTTTGGACTGATATAATGATTTGCCATAAACGTATTAAACGTAGCAACCTCAGTATTCGTCATTGGGCGCAATTCAAATTCAATTTTTGTTGGCTTATGATCGAGAACCACTCTATGCAAGTGTCCTTGTAAGTCTCTTACAGAATCAGATGTATCAAGTCTTTGATTTGGTGTTGGCTTATACGATTTTACTGAAATCCAATCAAGAGGTAACACATCATAAGTATTTGTAGTCGTTCGCTTTAATTCAAGCAATGGCCCGCTATAACTCATCCTGTTACCCCCTGATATGCTTTAAGTGACTTCGATACCCAACGGCCTGTGGCAGAATTTGCTGTAAGCGTCAAGTCTTTATTCTGTACTGCGGAAATAAGTTGACTAAGCATATTTCTTTCTGCGGCACCTTGTGCTTCAATTGCCTCTCTGATACCAGTAATTTCAGCTCCGCCTGCAACAGCAGTTTTACCGCCAACAGTACCAAGCATTTCTGGTACTCCATTTTCACCTGCCCAGAACAGAGAAGCAGGAGACGGAAAACCGCCCGTAGCATATTTCTTCCCAAATATAATATTATTTAACATTGATTTTTGAGATTGAAGCTCAATTTTTTGACTGCTTGTTAGTCCCGTTATATTTTTAACGTCAACAGTCGCAGGTATTGATAGCTGTGGGTTTCTTCTATAGAATCCACCTACAAGATTATCAGCCATAGACCAACCAAGGTCTTTAAATGCAACGGTTTTTCTATACCATTCGTCCCATGTAGCTTGTGCGGCGCTAATCATATAGCGAGAGACTAAATCAGCAGAGGCTTTTGCTCCTGATGGTAAAGTTTTAACTGAATTATCTGTGTTAATAACAGCGCCCGTTAGCGGATCAATTCCATATTTTTTACAATATGCCGCCCAATCTGCCATAAGCTGGAATTCTTGTTGTGATGTAGGCCCAATTTTTCTAATAGCCGCAACTTCAGTCTCTAAATCTCCAATGCCGTACTTAACCATCAAATTTGCACGCTCTTGATTTGCTTCAAGATGTAATGCCTCTGCTTCAGATACTTGCATATCTGTAATGACTTGATCGAACCACTGGTCAATATTCCCCATATCTTCTGCAACAGTACGGCACTTTTCAGAAAATCCCCGCATTGCTTCGGCGGCATCCTTATCAAAAATTCCAACTACATGCGATAATGCATCAACAATCGTTGCAAATGCGTTGATAATAAGTTGGAGTGGGTATAAAATCACTTGTAGTAATGATTTTCCAATTCGCCCAATACCACCCATAAATTTTGACGGATTAAGATTCAGTATGCCGTCTAAAATCTCTAAAATAGCAGACACAGATGTAAGAATTGGCTCAATTGCATCTAAAAGTGATTTTATAGAATCAACAAACGTATCCCATGCATGAGTACCAAGCATTTTACTGATCGTTTTAATCAAAGGCGAAAGTTTTGTTGCTATACTTGATAAAGAAGAAAATATTCGATTGAATGTACTTTTGTTCTTTTCAAAGAATTTTCCAATCTCTTTAAATGCTTCTTTTATCTTGCCGAGAGCTGTCAATGTGTGATCCTCAAACAGCTCCATAATCCATTCGCCGTTGTCGTCCCAAAACTGTTTCAGTCCGTCTATAAGAGGCTGAATGATTTTCCACAGTGTATCAATTGCTGTAGATATTAAATCAATTGCACCTGGAATTCCTTTTTCTACAAGGAACTGTGTAATTGGTTCAATAACATGTAATTCAAACCAATCTGCAATGTCTATTAAATAATCAATAATTGGTGAAAGAACTCCCCAAAAATTAGATAATGCAGTTGTTAATGGTTCAAAATTTAATCCTGTGAAAAAATCAATAAAACGTTTAATAATTCCAACAACTCGCTCACCCTTATCTTTTAAATCATTTAAAAATTTTAAGAATGGAGCAAACTTCTGAAGCAATCTTTCTAAATCAGCATTTGCTTCAATTGGTACTTCCTCAAACATTGTTTTTGCCGCATCTGCAATTGAATTTGCATCTGAAGCACCGTTTGTATCAGTATTTATAACTGTTAATTCATCAAATCCTGCAAGCTGTCCTTTTGCTTCTTGTGCGGCTTTGGCAGTGTCTTTTAAAGAATCAGCATAATCACCCTGAATTGTTGTTGCACGAACGAATGTCTTTTGTCCCAAAAGTGCCGCAATTCCCATAGCAACATTCGTAATAATTCCAGATAGCTTCTGTAATGCTGTTGTTGCAACAGGAAGAAATTGCTGAATAATCGGAGCAAATGCAGTAGCAAAACTATTCTTTAATTGAGTTACTGCATTTTTTGCGTCTGTCATGGAAATTTTGAATGGCTCATAATACTCTTCTAAATTTCCAAGACCCTCTTTTACTGCTGTTCTCAGTTTTCTGAAAAGAACATATAAAGAACGAATTCCAAAACCATATTTCAGAATAGTTCTAAGTCCACGCTTCAGACCTTTTCCAAAGTCTTGCATACTTATAGATGATTCTTTATGTGCTTTGGAAAATTCTCTTGTCGCTTTGGTAGCCTTCTCAGTTTCTTTCGCTACCTCTTTAGTTGCTTTTGCCTCGTTCTTTTCTTTTTCTGCGGCCTGTCTTGCAAGCTCTTGTTTTTGAAGAAAAGTCTGTCTTGCTTTTTCAGCCGCTTCAACCTCCTTTTGAGAAAGTTCGTCTACACGTGTTTTTTGGACAACAAGCGAATTATTTACTTGATTCAACTGAGTTGCTTTATCTTGATAAGCTTGCGTTTGCGTTTGATCTATAAATGCAACACCAGACTGTTCAAGTTCATTAATACGTTGTTGAGCATCCGCTATGCCATTTTTTTCTATTGCAATTTGCTTATTTAGTTCTGCAACTCGTTGCGCTCTACCTGCATCCTCTTTTAATAAAGCCTCATATTGCGTTTTTCGTTCATTAAGGTCTAAATAACTTTGTAAATTTTTAACTTGTATTTGTGCTTCTTGAATATCTTCAAGTAAAGTTGGATCAGCGGCTAATTTTTCTTTTGTATTAAATTCTGAAATAAATGCCTGCAATTCTTTAACCTTATCTAATACCTGTTCATAATCATTTAAAAGTTTTGGCCGTTCTGATAATCCTTTTAATTCGTTTTTGTATATTTTTATAGAATCATTTGCAATTTGAATATGCTCTTGTAATTTTGCATATTCTTCTGTTGGTATTTTTAACTCTTCTAATTGCTTTAATTCTGCTGATAACGCATTTGCCTTATCTATAGTTTTAGAAATTGAGGCTTCTAATCTTTGCATCTGAGAAGAAGTTGAACCTTTTTTATTGTCAAGTATCTCAGATACTTCTTTTACAAGTTCTCTTGATGTTTTCTTAATATCTCCGGGAGTTAGCGTTGCTCTTAATTTAATTTCACCATCAAAATCTGGCATCGTCTACCTCCTTTACTCCTTATTCCACAGTTCACGTACTAATTCTTCGTTTTGTTGCTGTTCTGCTGTTTTGTAATTCCAATCAAAATATTGTGGATTTTCCATCCAGAATTGACGTTCATTCTTTTCAAGCTTCGTTCCTCGTACAAGCTTATCTCGCACCGTAGCAATTATGCTAAGTAAAGAATGGTCAATTGCCATATAGTACCCCATAAAAGTCCACCAGTGTAAATACTCTTTTGCTCGTATTTCTTCACCGGCAACCTTATTGATAGCAGAACATATCAATTGAGCATCTTGAATCCAGTCAATCAATCGAACCTTCGTTGATGGTCGTTGTTTCTCTGTCTGCTCACTCATTTTCTGTCCGCAATTGAAGAATAGATACATTTGCGTTATCAATTCTTGAATATCATCACACGCAAAAATATCTTCTAAATCGTTGAAATCTTCATAGAAAATAATAAGGCAGGAAAATATTCGTTCTTCTTGTGTTAGTTCTGGGTCATCTAAGGCCTCAAAACAATCAAAGACCATACGAAAATCCCCGCCTTGCGTGATACGATATTCAGTTCCACCTACATCAATTGTAGTTGGAAGTGCATATGCATTCATTTATCTTTTCTTCTTTGTATATTTTGAAGTATGTTTGTTAATACGTGCGGACATACGTTTAAATTCTTCATTCAGGTTATTTTCATATAATGTTGTAAGTACGTCAATAATATGTTCAAACCTGAATTTACCATCAAACGGATCATACATTGTCCCTTCTGGCGCACAGACTTCTGATACATTGGAATCAAAAATATAATCAATTCCTTTTCTCATTTCGCCATCAATGTCTTTAAGTGCTGTCAGAAAACTAATGGCGCTGTCATCATTATTTTCTTCAAGAATATCTTGTGCTTTTAATGATAACTCTCTAAGCTTTTCGTATTCGTCTTGAAGACGTGCAACAATGCCAATATCTGATGTATTGAGTGAAATAACTCTGTTATTATCGCCGTTAATCCGAAAATTCTTTCTTCGAGTAACTGATAAATCAATATCAATAGGTTCTTCTGCTGGAATGTTCTTTTCTTCTGTTAATGCCATTTTATCACCTCATTAAACGTTCGTGTCTGCTGTGAATACAAAGTCATCAGCAAGTTTATCAACAGTGCCGTTAGTGATTTTATTCGAGAAGTGAACCGTAATCGGGAAATTGACATTCGAATCACCACCGAAAGAATCATAAGTAATCGTGCAATCTGTGTGCTTCTCAGCTTCATACCCAGTGGTACTACCACCAACAAATGCAGTAATTACATAAATGGTAAACTGATTAAGCTCTGATACAGCGTTACGCTTACGAATATTGTTAAGGAACGCACCAAGTTTGGAACCGCCAAGAATCAGATACGGATCAAATCCCTGTTCAGGCTGAGTTCTGTTTACATCAGTGTAGTTGTTGCCCAGAATATCAGTGGACGTCTCAATATCTGGATTGTACTCAATACTTGAATCTTCAGTACGAGTACCAAGAATTTCTCTAACCTGGCTCGGAGTTGTACCGGTTGTTTCCGTCCATTCCGCAACAGTAATGAGAAGTTTTCTTTCTGCCCGCTGACCGTTGGCAAGATTAAATTGGTTAATAGCCATTGCTTACCCCCATACCTTTCTTGAATAATCAATATAGTCTATTTGAATTGATACACTATACTTTGCAAGTGCTGGCTGTATAGTTGTATCAACTCCGTTTAGATTTGGATTTTCCGTTAAAGCTCTCATTTCATCAATTACACAATCACTTCCAAAATCTGGATAATTCTGTAATTCTGCTTGTTTTGTAATCCAATCTAAAATGTCTTGTACTTGCAGTAAATCATCTACATTTTCATCTGTATATCCAGCTACTCTTGGTATTGCATTGTATGATACAGATTTAAAATCAATCAGTGTAAATGTAAATCTTTTCATAACACTGCCATCTACAAATGGTCGATTAAGATTTTTTTCATTTGCCGCAACTACAATCTGTCGTGTATCGTCTTTTGCATTCGCAAAGTTAAAAAATAACGGATTAGCCGAAAGTGCTGGACACGTCAGTAAAAAATCTATAATAGCTTGATTCTTATCAATTGCCATAAAGCTGTTTATACCTCCAAACTATCAAATCTTTTACATCGTCCATAAACGCATCGCCTTCCAGCTGGAACATTGCTTGATCCCAGTAGGACGTTGCTAACGGATGGCGCTCCCTCGTTCTGTTTGTTTCTCCATTCAAGTCTGCCCACATATCATGCAAATAATACTGTCTATGCGCATACGGTGTGTGATAGCGTACATACTCTGGTGTTATTTCTGCTGTTTGAGACAGATCACCTTCTAAAAACGGAACATACTTATCACAACGTTGTGCAAGTCGATTATGTAAAGCAAGTCGAAAACTATCATCACTAAAGACGTGCTGAAATTTATCTTGAATAGCTTTATCATTAAATATAACTTCGAATTGAATTGTTGCAGAAGCCATTATATACCTCTTACATAATAATGCTCATTATTTCGACCTGCTCCAACATTCACTGCAACATCTTGAATCTCTAAACAACCTTGCATTTCTTTATATTTTTGCTTCACATCGTTTGCTCTATGACCAGCAACATATTCGTCAATGTTGTCTTCAACTTCGCCTTTAATTATAAGGTCTCCCGGAGCCAACGTAAAATAGTTTTGCATCTGGTCATTTGGCACTTGAATCCACATATACTTTGGTAAGTATGCATCATCTTTTGGAATTCTGCAAATGATGTTATTTGTCTCTAAAACAGTGTTGCCAATATTGACTTTTTCACTTGCATTCTTCCAAAAACAACCCTGCAATACGTGTCTGTACCAAGTTATAACGAGCGTTTGAGGATCAAGATATTTGTTATATACAGTTACTGTGGTATCCCACCATACTGGATAATCACTCATCTTCGTACACTCCTCTGTACAGTGCATTTCTGCCCTTTGCATCTTTTATTCCATTTAAGTATAATCTAATTGTCTGTTCGACTAAATTTCCTTTATTTGTACTATTTAAAGACGCAAATGCTTCTGAAGCACTGATTGTATTATAACTTATTGATACTCCGTCATTTGACTGTGAAGCAATACCAGCACCGCCAGTATTTGATATACCAGCAAGTAACTCTGCATGGACTTTTGCAAGGTCAATCAACTTGAATACACATTTTTTTAATTCGTCCGGAATCTCTTTTAAATTATTCAGACGATTGAATGTATACCAGTTAATCCATGCTTCTGATTCAGCCTCAAAATTTTGAAAAGCGGTAGATTCTAATGTTCCGCCCATTTCCGTATATTCTTCATAAGTCAGATACATAAACTCTACCGCCTTTCGTTATGATTTTTTACGCTGTGTCTTTTCAGGCTGTTTCTCGCCTTTTTCAGCCTTATCTTTATACGCCTGAATCTCTTTTTCAAGAGCTTCAATCTGCGCTTCCAATTCTTCGATTTGGCTTTTCTGCTTATCGTAGGCGCTTTTTAATGCGGCCGGGTCATTCGGCGCTCCTTCTTTAATGACTACTCCATGTTGATTCACCTGATCGTATCCGTCAGACAGATACTTTTCAAGCGTCTCTCTGGATACGTCAAGAACAACATTTCCACGTCTAACGGTTACTGTTGAATCAATTAGAGACATAAATCACCTCGTTTATTATTCGTTTGTGGTTGTGGTAGTAGTCGTGGTGGTAGTAGGAAGGGTAGTAACAGAGCCAACAGTTACGTTGAACTGGATAGCATCAGACTTCTTGTTAAGAATGAAGACATCTTCGAAGCTTTCTTCGTAGTAGATGTACTTACCTTCAGAACCAGCGGACGGCTCATCAAGTCTGGAGAACGTGTAGCTGACAGGAGTAATAACTGCCTGTGGATGAATCAGCATCATGTTGATCTGAGTAGCACCTTCAACCGGAGTCCAGCCAGTCGTGAAGTTATACAGTGCTTTCATCAGCTCAGCCGGAACAGGAACAATGGATACCTGATCCAGACGATTTACTCTACGGTCAATAGCATTCGGACCAGATTCAACATCAATGCTACGAGAAATCTTGTCAGCAGACTTCAGAAGCACATTAGCTTCGTTGGTGATGTAAAGGATACGACCAGTAGGAGTAACACGCGCATTGTCCATGTTCAGCATAAGTTGATCGAATACACCGAGAATAGATTCTGCCGTAAGAACCGTGGTATTTGCAACGTGATTAGACTGAGAACCATAACCAGGAACAGAAGTCCAGTCGCTGTAAATCTTCGAAATGGTATAAGCATCCATTTCAGGGAACTTCTGGAATTCGTTAAACGCCTGGGTGATATTCGCGATAGTAGCAACCATATTAGTCTGGTCAATATCCATCGGATGTACAAGAGTAGACCATTTACGCTCATTTCTAAGTGTCTTGGTCTCCCAAGCATTGTCGTAGTTTCTCTGCGCCGTTGCGATAGAATCACGATCAGCGTTTACACGACCCGTGGTGCTGATAGACGGAATCTCAATCGTCTTAGCGTTTACCCAACGGTATCTGTTGTTGTTCGGAGTTGCATAAAGTGCGCCAAAGTACAGTGAATATGGGAATGCCATTGCAAGCGCACGGCTGTACTCTTTTGCGTAATTAAGTGCTTGTGCCATAACTTATTTTCCTTTCATTATTCTGGTTTAGCTCTAACCCCAGTGAAGTTAAACACGAACGGATTATTATCTGTCGGTGCAGGATCACCTCCTGGAGTAGGATTTACAAATTGTGGTTTCGGGTTACTTGGTGGTGCTGGAGTAGGATCATCAACAACAAACGCATCTGCATTTTCCTTTGAATACATCGTAACAAAGTCTTCTGCGCCAATAATGCTATTGTTTTCCATCTTCAGATCCTTTGCAATCATCGACTGAATAAAATCTCTTTTTGCCGCATTACTGGTAAATTTCTTATTGCCTGCAAATTCTCTGACAGCGAATTCATACGCCTGTTTTTTGATCTGTTCTTTGTACGACTTCATATCATTATCGTACTTTCCTTGCAGTGCAGTAAAGTTGTTGGTAAGCTCTTGCAGTTTTTGAGCATCTGCACCAGCGGCTTCCAGCTGTACTTTGAGATTGCCTAAATCAGTATCACGTGTAGCAATAGTAGTATTCAGCGTTCCAATCTCTGAATCTTTTGCGGCAATATCTGCATCGTATTTGTGCTTCGATACATATTCACCTGAACTTAAATCAACGAACTTCGCATTTCCTGCTTTTGCCGCCGCCTCAAATTGTTCGTAAGTAAGAGTACCGTTTTCAGCTTTCTGGAAAAGCTCCTTCAGTGTCATAATTGCATTCTCCTCTCATTCTTTTATATCTGCTTTATTTATAAAGCCGCAGTCGCAGTTCTGCGTCTGAATGGCATTTGGTTAAATGTCGTTATGCTCGACTATATAATAATCGGTTATTCGCCTAAATTATTATCGTGTTTTTCCATAATTTGTTCCACTTTATAATCATACGAGGACTTTGTTAAAATAGTACCTACAAGTGCGCCGACTGCTGATACAGAAGCCGCAATTTCAGCTCCATATTTGAATCCCCATATTTCTGTCATTGCCATAATAAATGTAACAAGTGGCCCTGCAATAAGTGAAATCGGCTTTATTATATCATATACTTTATTACTCATTTTCATTTTGGTCACCTCATTTAAATAAAAAGAGAGTACAAGATGAATGAGTTGCGCAACATTCAAATTGTACTCTCCCCTCAACAGAGAAAAGAAGACATCCCAAGCAGAATACCTTTTCCCGAATACATTATATAACATTTTTGTATATTTGTAAATATTTATTTTTATTTAATACTAATTTTTCTATACCCCGCTACTGACATTTTCATTGGTTTTGTACCTAATCCACAGGCCTTACTAAAGGCATTATATTCGGCAGTTTTTTGATTTATTTTTGCTTGATATTCTTTTGCTAAATCTTTATCGCCAGCTTCTCGAGCAGTAATTTGCCCATCTTTTAACTTTCGAATCTCAGTTTCCATTTGTCTTTGTTTTTGTGTGCATTCATACATAGTAAGATGTTTACCGTTTGGAAGTGTATAACCCGCAGCATTTTTCTGAGCAAATTCTTGTAATTGTTCTTCACTATAAATTGGCTTTGATACACCAATAATAATAGAATAGGTAAAGTGTCGGCAATTTAGTGTACCAATGGCTCTTTTTATTGGCTGATATTTATTGCCATTTACATCTTGAAATGTTTCTTCATTTTGTAGTTTTTCAAATTCTTCATTAGTAAACTGTCTTCCCTGTACTGGTTCATGGTCTGGTGCTGAATTAGCATGAACTGTTATCTCTTTACCATTAGCACCAAATTGTTTACCAACTTCATCTTGAACGCCCTGGTTAATAGCTCGAACACCATCTAAAAGATTTCGTCTTACTGCTGTATCAAGTCTTTGAGTATATCCACTGTCATATGATAATCTACGAACACCACTGTCCACGAGTTGTTTTAATGTTCTGCGCATTGCTGTACCATAATCAGTTATTCCTAACTGAGTAGCTTGTACAGCTTCATCAATAACAGAATAATATGCATCAGTAATTGATTGAAATTTTAACTTTGTCGGGTTCTTCAAATCCCGAATTAAAAACCCTGTGGCTCTGGAATCTGATAAATTAACATAGGTACCAGCTGTTGCGTTAGCGATAGCATTTACAACTCTTTGCAGTTGTTTATTTTTTTCAAATGGAATAAACGATCTTCGGCGATAATCAAAAAATGGTTTTGCATCTATATATGAATCTAATGCTACAACTTTTATCAATTTTTTTATTTCGGTGACTTGTAATCCAGTCATTTCAGCAAGATATTTATTTATTTCTCGCACGTCCGACCCAGATTTAAGTAGTTGCTGAAGAGCATAAACATCTGAAGGAAGCAATTTACCTATTTCCTGTACTCTTTTTGCAATTTTTTCAAGTACATATAAGTTAATTGCTTCCTGTCTATCTATAATTGATTTTATAAGATGCTCAATTGCATTTTCACTAAGCATTATTCTTCATTTCCTTGCTGTTGCATTTGAAGTATATTCGCCTGTTCTACTAAATCCTGTTCCATTGTTTGATTAGCTTCTTCGGCAATTTTCAATAATGCATCTTGTGCTTGTCTTTCAGTTTCACCGAAATACCACATGCGAGTCTCAACTTTACTTGCCAGACCATTCTGCATAAGAGTAATTCTCTTTCCAAGTTCGGTATCAACATCTACAATGATTGAATCATCCCACTCAAAATTAACATCATAGTCGCCTTCGGGAGTTAATTCATATAAATCGCAATAAACATTCATGATATAAATAACATCTCGAAGCGCATCTTCAATAGCTTGCTGAACATCTGCATTTGATTGATATGAACGTTGTTTCAATATTTTTAATTCAGTTGCTGTTCTTGCTTCAGCTGCAGCATCTGAAATAGTACCTCTTGATAATCCAGTTACATCTTCAATTCTCATAAGGATTGTATTTAAACCTTGGATATAAGCTGAATCTCGAAGTCCAGGAGCATATGGCTGATATGTATTTGCATCGCCTAAATCAATAGGTCTATATAGCCGCTGCTGAAGTTTGCCCATAACTTGATGGTTATTTCCTTTACTATCGGTTTGGAAATTTAATGCATCACGGTCAACATCAATTGCAAGTTCACCGCCTTCATACTCCCAAAGAAGCCTACTATATTGCATATCGGCATCTTTAATAAGATTGACAGCCCTACTAAATCCAGATACGCCAAGAGGGCTTGAAGTATCAATCGTATTAGCTTCTGGCATTTTAAAATATGCGAACAGTGGTTTTGTGACATTTGCAATTGTAACATGATCTTTTAAATCTTTCCACTCAGGCACAGATGAAAGTGGTACCTCTTCTCCTAAATCGACCCCACTCATATCGCCCATATTTTGTGTATTGGAAGACTTGAATGCCTTATTGACGATTTCAACTTTATTGCCACTCCACTTATGATACTCTAAACGTCTGTACAGTGTGTCTTTTTCTGCTTTTGTCTGTAAAAAAGCTGCTTCTGTAATATCTCCTGCCGCATTAAATGCTAACGGGTAAAAAGCATCAGCTTGAGTAAAATCAAATTCCATATTTGTAGATACTTCAGCATCTGGATCGTTGTTAATAACTGGATATGGTTTAATTACAAGCCCTCCCTTGGCAATACCATATTCGATTTGCTTTCTCAACTGTCTTTTCAGTTTCTTATACTGCTCATTGAGATATTCCGCCCTTGCCGTATCTGTTAATGGCCTATCTTCAGTAATTGTAGGCGGTTCCATGGTTGGAATAATATTTCCAAACTCATCTGGTATCGGTTCCTTATAATTCGGATTTTCGATTTCTACCTCTTCAGTTGGGGTCGTAATTTCTGATTCAAACTCAATCAATGCTGTTCTTGCTTTTTCACTTGCAATCAGTGACGGAAGTCCCATTGATACAACTCTTGATGGGTCCGCATACGAGGGTTCGTGTAGCCATGGCGCTTGATCTTTATACATATCTGACCAAGTTTGAATTGCCTCTTCCATTTGACTTGAAATAACTGGCTTCACATGAAGCTGTTGTTCAATTGTTCTTGCTCCAATCATACGCCTAATAATCTCCTTGACTTTTTCCCCTATTGTACTCCATAAAGACATGAATTATCTCCTTATACCAAATGATCTATAATATCGCTTTGCATAATCTTCCAGAGATTCCCATTCTCCCGATCTATTAAGTATTTCAATTTCCCGTCGTGGAATTCGTTTTGTTGTCATTCCCTGAGTATCATCATAAGCATCATAGTCAGTATTATCTCTTAAATATGATGTTTTAACTCGAAGTACTTTATCTCCGCCAGTTGTTTCTGGCATCCAATCTAATGCTCTCTGCTGTGTATCAGAAAAATAAACTCCCCGACCTAATTCACCTCTATTTGGTTTTAATCCCTCATTATAAATTCCGATTAGCGCTTTAGCTGTCGTAGCGTGATATTGATATTCACTTAAAGCATTCAATCTGTCTTCTCTTGTAACAATTTTATTAGAACCAGTACTTCCCATTAGTTCTCCTCAAATACAGGACCGAATTTTTCTTTTATATGCTTCGGATCCCCCTTAAAAAATACAAGTATATTCTGGTGCTGTCTTCCTACTTTTCTTGCTTTATTTAAATAATCGCCGCTGGTTATTGCCAAATTCCCAGTGTCATTATATAAAATTATTTCGTTGTAGAACTTAAATCCAGCTTGCTGATGTAATTTTATTGTATCGGCTACAAAGCCATAATACTCTGTTGTTATTTTATCTCTTACATCAGATACCACCCAAACAGAAAAGGAATCATCTTTTAGTAATGAATATGTATGCTGAATTATCTCTGCATAATCTACTAAAAATTCTGCATATGTTGATTTTGTACTTAGATCCTGAGGTAAATCAGTATATACCTCCAAATTATAATATGGTGGGCATGTAAAAATCAAATCATACTTTTCGTGGCTGACGTACTTTCTGCAGTCATAATTTAACCACCCCGTAGAACCGTGAATTTCGTATTTTGCTTCGATTTTCTGCCATTCCTTTATATTACTATCAATCTGAGCTGGATTAACGTCAAAACCAGTATATTCATGGCCTAAAATAGCAGCCGTGGCACCCCGTACTATCCCACCGGCGAATGGATCCAATATTCGATGACAATTTTTAGGAAGGAACCACTTATAAATTACTTCGCACAGAACTGGGTTGAAAGAGGAAGTCCCATTATGTTCTCGTACTGTGGATTTACCCTTATCCATTCGCCGGTTATCGTATGCCTTTCCGGCAATTCTGCCATTGGCTATATATACTCCTAAATCCCGCCATTTTGATAATCGATCTCTCCAGTATTGCTGATGAGTATTGATTACTGAAAATGGCGGGACAAGGTATTTTTCCCACAAGAAAAACTGCGGTATTTTCTGCTTGGATTGTTCAAATAACATTTATTTATCTCCGGCGCCTACCCACTGTTACTACTCTAATGTCATTACCAGCAACTTGCATTGCAAATCCCCGAGCAGTTGTAACAGTTGCGGGGCGCTGTCTATTTGAACGATATCGCTGGCTACCTTCCCAGCCTCTCTCTGTTCTTGTATATTCGCCAACATAATCACCCGTATTGTGATTATCCATAGTAATTACTGTCCCTACCGGAGCATTGAATAATTCATTTTCTGCGCGCTGACTGGACACGTTAGATAACCGCTGTCCCTGAGTGGGTTCCCAATTACGAGAACCAGCCTCATTTTCTCTTCTCGCTTCTTCTACAACTCGGCGAGTCTCTGAATTTTCTCTAATCTGCTCAAGATTAGCTAATCGTTGATCATTATACCCAAGATTCGCTGTTGTGTTAGCAGTACTGGTCGTACTCCTATTTGCTCCTACACTTCCCATAACTTACCTCCTATTTTACCATCTGCTGGCTTCACGCTGAAGTTCTTGGTCTCGCCTACGATTTCGTAAAATTTGCTGAGCCCGTTCCATTAAATCTGGTGACAGACTATTTGTTCGAACTAAATTCTCAATCCGACTCGTAGTCATATTACTAAGCTGCGTTGCAGTAACATTGTCGCCAGAACCGACGAAAAATCTATTCGTATTACGACGCGTCTCTGTATCATATTCAATTTCAAGTCTCCCAGTCTCAGGATCTACTCCCACAGGAATTCTTACATTTGCGTCATATGAATACGTTACATCTGCCATTCCGTCCTCGTTAACCTGACCAATAGATTCAATATTTATATTTGATACTGATGTTTGACTTCCGCTCATGTGATAGCGTTCATAATTATACGCTTCAGTAGTAAGTCGATTAACTACAGTCGGGCTAACTCCAAGATTACTTCCGCCGCCAATTCTTTGGGCTCCTACACTTCCCATTAGTAAAACTCCCCCTATTATTTAATTCTATAATTATTCAAACTACCACAACACTGTCTCTTAGCAATATAACGATAATCCTTTACTTCCTGAGGAATACCATTAGCGGTATAAAATACATGATTCACAGAATTTAATTCCGTGCCCAGATTGATGAGCCCAGACTGTAACTTAGCCATCCAGCTGTCGGATACGAAAATCCACTCACCCGTATCTGACCGGCGAGATAATTCGCCAAGCACATGATCAGTCAGCTCTTCTGTGAAAAATTCTGCGACCTGGCCTTCGATAATCGGATGACCGATATACGATAAATTGACGATCGCACCGTCCAATTCTTCTGCAGTAAATACCTGACCCTGAATTGTGTACTGCTCCGCTTTCCACAGGTCCGCCTTCTTTACTCTTGCCTTTGCCATGATTTTTTCTCCTTTTTGATAGTTTTTATAGTCGCAACCTACCGGTTACAGAAAACATTATAATACATATTTTGTCATTTGTAAACCACTTTTTGAAAATATTTTGACTTTTTTATAGGATAAAACATATATTGCTGCCAAACCAACCGCTCTGAACGATAGTTTATACCGTTTTCCGCCTTCAAAGTCTTTCGCAGTATATTTATACAATGCTTATAATATTGTTCATTATACTGCAATTTCCCGTGATCTGTGTACCAAATATATTCCGCTGCGCATTTCCAGCAACTACCGCACCTGTGTGGCAATAACTCGATTTCATACTTCTTTTCATTATTATTATGTAAATACTCTCTGTATCGATATGGTCCAATACAACTTTGAATCATTTTCAGAAGTTCTGGCTGTTCGTTTATAGCATTGTAAGAAGTTTGAATGTTTCTCAGCGGGATATACATCTTGAAGTTTGGTATAATCTCTTTTATGATCCTTTCATACGCCCTCCACATTTCAATATCGTCTCCGGCGCAAACTTCAAACGGATCGTTGTATATGTGACTTGTATAATAATTGCCAAAAGCAATCTTTGTTCCGATATTCTGCTCGATACCAAACTGAATTGCCATGTTGGCTATTATCATATTTTTCATGGGGTGTTCGACCCACTCGTGATTGCCTAACAGTTGAACTTCCTCAATCTCCAATGGCAAATCCAGATATTCGGCTAATCGTTCAACTGTTTTATATTCGTCCTTATAAGTTTTATTTATTCCTCTGATATGATATAAAAATACTTTATATCCACATTTTTGATAGTGTAATGCAGTTGCCACACTATCCTTGCCGCCACTAAAACAGACAATCATATTTTCCTTTGGATACTGAGGAAGCTTCAGCTTATCCCACTGTCTAACGTTAAATTTAACGTCATAGTTCGTTTTTCCATATTCAGTAAATAATTTATACAACTCACTGAAAGAATCAGGGAAAATCGTATCTATCAGCGTTTTTAACGGCTGTCTTTCGGATGTATGTGTATAACACCTTTCGATGACCCCGAATACTGGATGGATATTTTTATCTGCATGAACTATTTGTTGCATTATGTATTCCGTTTATTTATATGTGTTGCGCGGTTTTTGCTCCTACGCTTCCCATTACCTTCTTCTCCTATAATCTGGTACATTGATAGATCCGTTCATATCAGTATTTGGTACCCGCCTAACAATTTCGTTCGCTGGTCTGTATATAACTTCGGTAAAACCACTGTCACCTGCATCATAATTTACCTGATAATCTTCTCCTAATGCTGTCTGCAATCTATTCGCCCATTGAATTTCAGATTCTCTATTTGAAGTGGTAATTGTATTTCTATTTGCACCAACACTTCCCATTATCTTCTCCTTTTAAGCTGCTGTCCGATTTTATAGCTGCCATCGTATTGCCAATCGGCTGCATTACCAACGTCTTTAATTGCTCTGACTCCAGCATAAAAATCACCGAGTCCATATTCGTCAAAATAATCTATCCGACCAGCTGAATTAATGAAATAAATACTTGCGTGGTTACCATCCGCGGTTTTACTATTGTCTAAAGCAACCACGGCTGCCTGCATTTTCTTAGGCAATCTGTCGTACATTTTCTCGTCTATATCGTGATCGAAAAATCTGGGCCCAGACCAAAAATACACGCCACCCGTAGTCTGTCGTTGGTATCTTGGTTCTTCCAATCGCCATGCTGGGATTGAAGAATTTATATTTGCACCTACGCTGCCCATTACCTCATCTCCTTTACAGTTGATCTGCGTATTATTTCATGTTTAGGTGTCCATGTACCCCGGTTATTCTTTTCGTAAGTTGTACGAGTTCTTACCTTATAGACACCTGTTGTCCTATACCAGGAATGGTAATTACCTTCAACCTCTACTAAATCTCCGTTTTCATCTTCGTGGTGTACACTCCAGGGCTGAAATACACCTCTACGTCCAATATTTCCACCCCAACTCATTTCGTCATCAGGAGTACTCACATATACTCCGATCAATCCTTTACGATTAAGTCCTTTCTCCGGATTATCTGCTACATCTCTAAAAGTACCGTTATCGTATGCCAGGTAAACACGGTAGTCATCGTCTACTGTCCATTGATGTTCGTACTTATCCCAAAACTCAAGAGCATAATTAACGGCATCCTTCTTTTCTACTTTATCCAGGACTGGTTCTGTTACGTATCGGGTATTATCTTCGATATAGCCAACAACGGTATCCTTTCCATCAATTACTTTATGAATCTGCTCTAAGCGAATATCCTCGCCCCATTTATCGTAAGGTACGCTCATTGAATTTTGATTGGAACCTACGCTTCCCATCTTGTCCTCCTATATCAATATGCCAAACCTTCGCAGGTATTGAAGTGATGGCATTTACCATTATTATATGTAACTGAACTTACCCAAGCGCTGTATGGCGACTCGCCGTCAATCTTCGGAATCAATTCATAAACTGCTTTATCATAAGCCTCTTCTTTACTGCTGGCGAGTACGTCGATTCCATATTCCTCACCGCACCCATACAGCTTATACCGTACATAATAAGCGTGATTCTTTTTCATAGTATTCTCCTTTTCACTGGTTTTATAGTTGCAGGCTCCTGCCTACGATAAACATTATAATACATAATTCTGAATTTGTAAACAACGAATTTAGAATTTTATCCTCGAATTTGTTTGGCATCAACGCTACTCATTTCTTTTCTCCAACCACTTCTCAAGTTTCTCTACTGCCAGTAAATCATCAAAGTATATTGCTCTTATCTGTCGAATTCTCGCATTGCTATTTACTGTTCCGCCTATTAAATAATCTATGTGGTCTACGATATTCGGATCTAAATTCAATGCTTTCATATCTGGGTATTTATCCCATACATAACGTCTGAAAAACAGATCATCATTTACACCACGTTCCCACCAGCTTTTATACACTGGATTTCCAATCATCAGCTTTTGTGTCCATTCCGCAACTTCTCGTGCTATGCTGTTTGGAATTCTGATACATGGAAATGAAAACCACATATTTTGCACGGGCACAATTCCTGGTATCTGTGTTCCGTCGTACTCGCTTTTGAATCCACACACAATGCCCGCATCATGCTTCTCTGTCAATGCTTTGAACGAACTGCTGATACACACATCGTCCTGCAAGTGCCATGTGCCACCGTCTCCTTCGCACATCTCGTATGCTTTCATACAAGCTTTCAGATTTCCTTCTCGTTTTTCATCGTTGTAAACCCGTATATCTTCAGCTTTTATGCCCTGCTCTATCATAGACGGAATCAGATATTCATTAACATACCATATTCTTTTCGGCATTGCGTGAATTAAATATTGTGCCACTTAATTACCCTTTCTGTTTGCGTACTTCTGCAGTGCGTACCTTGTAGCGTCTATGCTGTGGTTATCTGCGTCCGGATATGCGCTTATAAAATTGCCATCTCTGTCTTGCTCATACTCGTAATTAACAAATTCTCTGAACGTATCTGGACACCGTCTCTTGTCAATATAAATATGTCTGAGACCCTGTAACCATTTTATGCCGTACCGAACACTGTCCGGGCCTTTATCCGCACCACGTATCCATGCTCCGTATGCCTTAAAGTCCGCGATTGATTTTTCTTCTGCACTATCTGCAATTACAAGTTCATCTTTCCGAATTTTCTTCAGCTCCTCATAAAGCGTATTAAATACGATTTCATTTCTTGTTTTAAGTGTAGTATATTCATCGAAAATATACAAATCAAGCTTCTGTGGTACAAAATGCATTTTGACAAATCTGAACGGATCACGCGCAAATCCCCAGTCAATTCCATTGTAAATATGATCGAATGTCTGCCACATTGGAACTTCTGCAATCACATTTCCATAATCGTCTGTCTTCGGTACGAGCTTTTCCATATCCATATCTTCGACATTCTGAAATACGTCTCCGCCTGTGCCAATTGCGATGCCCATATATTCATGAATATATGCGCGCTCATTTATCTCTTTCAGCTCTTCAGCTTCTTCAATAAATTGCTGTCCCAACCAATCTTGTGGTACATCTAAATATGTATTACGAACTACAAGTGTATTTTCTTCTCGATATAACTCGCAATCTTCGACGTATTCATTCGCCCAATTATTTTTACTGATCGGTGGGTTGAACGTTCTAAAGTCCCAGAATTTATCGCCACCACGCATGGTAGACTGAGTGACTTTTCTCAGCTCATTTTCGCCTGCGTACTGATCAAGTTCCTCGAACCATGTAATACCGATATAACCGAATGGAATTTTGATCGATTTGACCTTATTCGGATCATCAAGGCCCATACAAATAATCTGCTGACCAGTTGGTAAATATGTAATTGGTGTACTGAAAGTTTTTGGAATATGGAAAAGACTGTCTACTCCAAGTTTATTTATTCCCCATACAATCTGTGCAAATATAGATTTCTGAACTGTATTGCCGACTTTTCTGAAACAGACTGCGTGAACATTTGGGTACGACATTATGAGAAGCGGAATTGCTATACCGCCAACGAACGATGATTTGGTACTACCCCGCCCACCGGGAAAAGTATAATGAGTATGCCCATGCTGAAGAATATCCTTCAAAACATTGGCATACATCGGTATAATACAATCCTTCATTGGTATTTTAACTTGCGGCATTTTCATTCTTTCTGCGCAACTATAAATACTGAACAGCGGGTAGCGGACTTGAACCGCTACTGCAAGAGTCAAAGTCTTGTGTGCTTACCAATTACACAAACCCGCATTATGGCCGGGTTTTTTAACAGGAAAAACCAGGAAAACCTCTGTACATAGCTCCCTAACAAATGTACATATTTGTTCCTTTGGCGAACCAAAAGAACCGGTGCCTACCTCACAAGCGTTGACCGGTCACTTGTGCCATCCTGCTTTAGGATATGCGGGATTCGAACCCACGACCTCTTGATCCCAAATCAAGCGTTCTACCAAACTGAACTAATACCCTACGTATTCCGGCTATAACGGAAGACATTCTCGGTCTGCTTGAATTCCACTCGAAAAACCATCCTTCATCATCTGGTGGAAAAAGTCTCTGCTTTTATTCTCGTTACAATACAGTTTACTGGGCCGTAGCTTGACTTATTTATCGGCGATCAACCCGACTCTATTCAGTGTTTCTCTTAGCTCCTGTTGCGTATGTACACTAACAACAGGCACGTCATCCAAGGTATCCACATCGCATGGACACGAGCTGTATTGCAATTCGACCGTGTGAGACTCGAACTCACGACCTACGGCTTATAAGGCCGGCGCTCTAACCTACTGAGCTAACGGTCAATTTTTGTACATATTATACAAACGGCCTTTTATTTTGCATATAGGGAAATAAAGACTCCTTTGTATATATTGTACAATTATTCGGTAGTATTGTCCATTCCCCAATCGAGAACAATCTCAACTTTTGCATCTGCTTGACCATTGTTTCTATTATCAATATCGACTGTCCGTCTTGCTAACTCCTGTGCTGCCCTTGTTCTTTCTGATAAACTGGCATCTAAACCGAATTGGTCCTTGATTTCCCCGCGCATAACGCTTGTAAAATACCGCATGACCTCTTCTGCAGTCGCTACCTTGTCTTTATCCATCTCTTTACGCAGTCTGGCGATTTCATTTTGTATTTTTACATTTGTTAACAGACGACTCCCTTGGGCGGCAGCGGTTCTCTCGCTATATCCTGCTCGCAGAGCTGATTGATATGAACTATCTGTCTCTATAAAATATATACAAAAATCCTTTTGCTTTTGTGATAGTATATCATGTGCTGATGGCTTTTTATTGTCCATCTGTATCTCCCATTACTGATTTTACATATTCGTCTGCAGCTTGCATTAGTTTCTCTTTCGCCGACTGCTGTTTTGTCTGTCTTTCTGGAATCCACTTTTTGAATTCCTCGTTATATCTTCCTTTATTACCACATAAACGCTTTACAATTGCCATTGCAAGCCCTTTTTCTTCATCATATTCATCTTTTTCGCCGCACTTGACAACTGTCTTTTCGCCATCGTCCCATATTACTATTGTTGCTGGCTTATTGAATATAACTTTCTTTATTGGTAAATGTTTCCAATTAAACGCTGACTTTAACCTTTCTATGTGCATAAGTTTATCTACTATATCTGACCATGATAGTTTACCATATTTAATTTCATCTGCTGAAATAGGATACCCTCTGGTTGGAGAAAAATCTGGTAATTTTACTTCCGTAGTTGTATCTGCCCACGACTTTGGAGCGGCTATATAATGATAATCTGTCGTGCTTTCATAAGGATAATTATTCATATTTTACTTCCTTTCTGCTTGAGTTTCTTTCCTGCTTACCGTCTTTCTCATCCCTATCCGGTAGGACTACACTGTGTGAGCTTTCACGGACTTTCACCGAGGATGGCCGGAGGAACCTTTATCGA